TTGCAAGCTGGTCTTGATAAGCCTGGTTTTGCTGACCGTAGACGCTGTTATAATTACCAGTTGTATCGACAGGTTGGACGCTTGCTGTCGGCGTTTGTGAGAGCCCTATTGACTGAATAGGCGCATTTACCGAGGTCTGACCGTTAAGCGAACCCAAGGCGCTAAATGGCGCATTATATTGCGTCGTAGCTGCATTATTTGCGGTATTATAAGCATTAAGAAACATATTATTATAAGCGTTGCTTTTTGCTGTGTTAAAATCACGACTAGCATTATCATAAGCCACAGAACCAGGAACGACGCCTCTATCGGCCATTGACTGGTCAAAATCATTTTGGTTTTGTTTCCACTGTGGATCAAGCGTCTGGCTATCAATTTGCGCAATACGATTTGCATTTGCGCCGTAGCTTAAATCCAACGGCGTTGTCATATTAGACATATTGTTATTTAAAAACTGACCTACGCCGTTTGAAATAGCCTGCGTATTGCCTTCATTGCTATTTAATATGTTTTGTAAAGGCGCAGATAGTGATTGATTAGCTGAATAGCCACCAGGGGCGTTAGGGTCAGCGGTATAAGTCAACGAGCCATATGGCGTTGACTGATTAATCATGTTGCCATTGCGGGTCGCATCAGCCGCTTGCTGGCTTGCTTGCTGCTGCTGATTGTTAAGAACAGAAGCAGTCATTAACGCCGTGGCTGGATTAGGAGCTTGCGGGCTATTCATTTACGTTTCACCAGTTTTTGCTCTTTGGCTAACATGCCAAACATGATTGCGTCTTCGCCGCCAAAATATTCCCTAGCGACGCCTTCAAATTTAAATCCGACATTCAGCATGGCTTTTATAGCGCGCTGATTTGATATTCTTGTCCGAGCCGTCATGCGATTGCAGCCAAGATCAAAAAACGCAATTAGAGCTATAAATCGAGCAATTGATATTGTTACCCGTTCTTCACAGGCAATCGTTAGCTCGACATTGTCGCCAGTAAAGCCGTTGTAAACAAAAGCTCCGACAGTATCATTGAGCTTATTTGCTATAACGTAGCCACAAAACGGCAAAGATAGATTAATATTTAAAGCGTTATCTATATATGCTTTTGCCTTGGCGTCCGACCGATAGGCGTTAAGCAATAATCTCACCTTCTTCAAACAATATGTCAGTTCTCATATGCCGTATATCTGGCGTTACCGAAGAAGATGACAGCGTGACTTGTATAATTGGCGCAAATACCGTTCCAAAGCCTGTAACCGTTTGCCAATAGTTTTGCGTAGCAAGCTGGTTAGGCCAAGGGTTTGTGTCCCAAACAGCACTATCCCAATTAGACACGGATGACACAGGGACAATCGACGCCGGCGCGTTAGGAATTGTTATGTCAAAGTCTACGTTTGCCGTTACCTGTAATTGCTGACTAAAGTTAGAAGCAATATATGGATGCACCATTCTCATTTGCTTATGAGAAACAGTGTCATTAAGGCCATGAAACGAATGAAATATTATAGATGTGTAGTTATTTCCAGGCGACGTTATTGTTGACAAGCTATCGGCGCTATCAGCAGCGCCAACCTCTGCCTGCATAACACGACCGTCAGATGTCCCGTAATACAACCCGTTGTTATAAACAGCGAAGCAATTCGCATCCCAACCAACATATTGCGACCATGCGCCCGTTCGAGCATTTACGATAAATTGCGTATTATCCTGGCTTGATTGCTTTGGTAAATTAATAATACCCATGCTTTCAAGCGGCCATAGCTGGATTTGCCAGCCAGTTAAGCCAGTTCGAGCAATAACGGCAGAACGCCAAGCTGGAGCAATTGGCAAAGTAATTGCCACGTTTTGCAAAGCAATTTGATCCAATGTCTGCACTTTAGACATAGGAACAATGCCGTCTTCTGTCATAATCATTAAATCGCCACCAGCCTTTGAGAAGCAACGCGCTCCTAATGGCCGTGAGATTTTATAAGTGCCTTTTAATGTCCAAACCGACGGATCAGAGCCGTCATACATAACCACCTCGCCTTCAGACGAAATGGCAACAAATGCCTCGTAAATACCGCTTGTGCTATCAATAGACCAAGATGCTGTGGCGACAATATAACCACCAAGCCTAAATACGCCCTGCATCGGAAATACAGTAGCAGCGCCGCCGATCGCATTAACGGCCAAATACCAAATATTCAGACTATTCTTTTCGACAAAATACAGTCTATTTTTAAATATATTAACATTTGTAAATAATGGCGTCGTGCCTGTGATCGGGCTTGTGCCAGTGATTAATGGCGACTGATATACAGTAAAACTAACACCGCTGGCTGTAGCTGTCGCTGCGTTAGAAATTGTTATTTGAGCGCCAGGGCCGACCGCTGTAATTGTTGTTCCAGACGGTATGCCAGAGCCTGTAATATATTGACCGACAATCAGATTTGTCGTGCTGGAAAGGCCGTCTATTAGCGTATTACTATGAGTGCCGCCAACAACGCTAAATGTTCTATTCCATCCCGTTCCATCAAATAGTTGAACAGAATTAACGCCATTAACAGCAACCAGATAACTGCCGCCCAAGCCTTGAAATTGCACATATTGCATATATGCGCTTGTAGACAGGCCAGACACCATTGCAGAGCTAACTGCGCCAGTGCTTGTGACATCGTAAATATTGCCATTACAAACCGCAAACATCTTTGATGTAGCGGCGTTTTGCCAAGGCATAATTGTATTAACGACATTGTTAGGCATGTTTACGGCCCAAGCCTGCGAGCCGCGCCTAACGCGAATATAATCTAATTGCGGAAATACATTTTGTAATAAATACGCAGTTCCTGGCGGCGCTTCAGCCATGTTTGCGCCAACATACCAACCCTTTGTTGGAGCCGGCAATTGCACTGGTTGAGATATGCGGTTTTTACTGCCTTGCGCCTTATCTCGTATAGGCTGTAACCTCATGGCGGCGTGTAGCTTATTTGACCAGGCCAGAAATTATCTGGATTGATCGTGTAATCGCTAGTAGAAACAACGCGCTCATTATTTTGCTGACCGGCATTGCGATCAACCGACATTTCATAGGCGCGAAATTCTTCAGCGTAATCCAAACCTTTAGCGCGTTTCCAGCGCCATATTGCGCCTTTCATTATAATATCTTCGTCAATCTGCGCCGTATCGCTATCAGACGACCAAGCCATAATATAGTTGCCGGTTGAGGCTTGCTGTATCCATGCTTTGGTAAAATACCAAAATTGGACGACTTCGCCGGCAGCTAATGCAGGCCAAATTTCCATTTCACCATTAACAATGCGCCAAACGGGATAAGCAGGATATGCCGGCAGCGCTTTCATTTGATTAAGCCATTCATCGTTGACGGGGCCAATCAACGGAATAGTTGGACGCGCCAAGCTAATTAACGCGCCCATTGGGGATTTGTCTGAAGGGCAAAGGCGCATCCAATCGGAAGGAAGCGTCCATAATGTTGTTGCGCCATCACCCGTAATCAAAGACTGATTTTTTAGGTTATTCCAATCATATCGTTCTAGTAACTCTCTACCCGTATCTTGGGCAAAGGCCACAAGCTGCAAAACGCTTTGATCTGTAGACGTATATGCCTGTGCCGGCGTCGTCCCAAAATTGCAGCGTAATGCAGCGCCTTGGACAAGCGAGAGTAATGACATCAATCAGCCTTTGCAGGACGCCCAGGGCCGCGTTTAACAGCCTCTTTGTCCATTTCATCAATACGCTTTTCCAAGCGTTCTAATTGCTCACGAAGGCGCTCGTTTTCAGCAGCGAGCCTAGTAGCCGCAGCGCCGTCTTTGGCTTGCTCTAGCCATGCTTTGGCTTTCTCGCGCCATATGCGACCATCAGCGATACGATTAACATTCGTGTCAGCTATGTCTCGCAGGCTTTCGACCGAAAAAATGCCAGAGGCTTCAAATTCTGCAATCTGCACAGGCGACAGCAACGGCCATTGTTTTAACGGCGTTCCATCAATGTGCTTTTCTTGTCTTTTGGCTTTCCAGGCTTCATAAGCCAAAGGGAAACGCTCTTTGATGTTGCTATCAACTGGATGCACAGGCTGGTTAAACATATCGCCTGCAACAATTAATCTAACGCGCTCTTCTTCGCGGTAACGCGGAACGCCATCGCGTTCTGAAGCCGCTTGATCTTCTACTGGCTCAACAAAGAATATTGGCTGGACGCCTTTATTCATTTGAGCGTAATTGATGCCGCCAAAACCACCTTGAACTGTGGCGAATGGATCGCCAACACCGCCTAAATAATCGTCCATGTCATCCTCTGGCCGTTGAAAAGCCCATAAAAAAGGGGAGCAAAATGCCCCCCTCTTTGAGTTTATTACCTAACTATTAGTTAGTTTTATCAATAATCGGCCACCAAATTGCACCAATGGTGTAACCTGACGTTGTCATCGACACGCTTGTGCCGGTAGCAGACGCATTTGCAGAAAGCGTGATCGTATAAGCGCCTGGAACACCGTTGATTGAAACGATGGTGCCAGAAACGCCAGTGCCGCTGATTGCTTGGTTTGGATATACGCCAGATACGTTTGAAATGTTCGTCAATGTTGGCGAACCGTTCGTTGTATTTGCCGTAAACGAACAAGTCGTCCAGGTAATCGTTGTGCCAGTGTTTGTTGCAGTAGCCAGAGCAGAGCCACCAGATACGACGTTACCTATCGTAATGGTTGAACCGTTAATTGCAGCAATAAACGCACCTGCTGGAATACCCGTTCCACTGATGCCCATACCGATCTCAAGACCTTGGTTTGACGATACGCTTGTAAGCGTAGCTGACCCAGAAGTCGTGTTAGCGGTAAACGTGCCTGTCGTCGCGCCAAAGTAAAGACCCTGTAGAGCCTTTGACGATGTCGTTGCAGATGAAGGAACCTTAACCTGGCTTGCAGTTGACGTTGTTTCGCCAAGGCCACTAACGACCGATGACGAAGCAAAGTTGACAAGCGAGAAACCAGCGCGCTGCAACCATACGCCATACACACCCGCTGATGGGAATGTATATGACCAAATGTTGCCGCCGTTGCTAGCCGTTCCAGGATCACCATAACGACCATTCAGAAAGAACGTAGCGACGTAGTTGCCACGAATAGCAGCAGAAGTCGTAAGCTGATAAGCCTGACCCGTGTTGTCTACCGACAAAACGTCACCCTGGTTCAAAGTCAAACCAGCGGTAGGCGTAAAGAACGCGTAAACAAACTCAGCGCCAGCGTCACCGCCAACAACCTCGCCTGGACGGAAAGACGGAAGAGGCCCCGTCTTGCCCGTAATGTCGATAGGGCCTTCTGGCGCATATGTTCTAGCGCCAACGCCTTCATACTGTAAAATTGCGATTGCCATTGTCAGTTATCCTTTCTTATTGCCAGAGGACGGCTTGAAGGGAAGGATTAGCAATCGTCATATTGCCTGCCCATGCCATAATGCGAACAATCGCATCCTGGTTGATGTTGGTTCTATCACCGCCGATGACCTTGAAATTCCGCGCAGAATGTGGGCGGTAGAACAAGTAATCAGAATTGATAAAATACATCGTGTTCGATGGGATCTGACCGTTTTTGCCGCCATCAAGAACCACATCAACAGACTTGCCTGCGCCGTAGTATTTCAATGAGGTAAAGCCGATGCCAGCGGTTCCCTTGTCGTCAGTGATACGCTGAATTGCCTGCAATGAGTTGAGGTAAGCGAGA